CTCCGGTTTCAGTGTATGCAGTTCTTGCGCTTTGTTCATCAGCTAGTAATTTTTGTGCGCGACTTCTTGCGCCCGGAATTTTTATCTTCACATCTGATACGGCTTGGTATTCCGCGAGCGTATCTTTGTCCAGACCCAATCTGCTTTGTACAATCTTTATAAAATCATCAGCAGTAGCATTAGCGCCTTCTGGACTTAAAGCGTATTCATATATAGCAGCTTGAGCCTCGTACATAACCTCATCTGCTTCCATCTTCTTGGCAGGAGATGACCGTTTTGCTAATGCTTTCTGTACACCAGAGCCAAGCGCACTAAACGCTTTGGCAGTCACAGGGGTAGCAATCGCTCCCACACCAGTAGCAAAGGCAGCTTCTTTAACATCAACCTGTGCAGTAGAAGCAAGCTGATCGAGCACGTTGTATTCCAATCCAAACAAACCGCCAGCAGTTGCCAGTGTCTTATAACCTACCTTGCCAGCAGCGCCAATCGGAATCAAAGTAGTAGGACTAAACAAAGCTCCAGCTAATGTGCCAGCAAAACCAGCAAAGCCTCCGATCCCTTCTTGATCTGCAAGCTCTGGGTATTCTCTCTCAAGCCGACGCTGCTCTATTTTTTCAAGAACAGCAGCCTTAACTTCCTTTGGCGCATTCGCAAAGTTTTCACCAAATGCTTCTTCTGCTGGAATATAATCCAGCCCAGTTCCTGTTAGCTTGAGTTGCCCGAAGCCATTGTTTACTTGCATGGATCTGTAAAGCAAACCAACGTCAGACTTTGTTTTTTCAAAGCCGTATTGAAATCTTCGGATCGCGCTTACTTCATCTTCCGGCTCTGGTTGTGCCATCGGGATGTCAGAAAAAGCAATGCGCCGCCCTTCTTCGGACAGCGCATCAAAGTTTCTGCTTGCAATAGCTTGCATATCTGCTTGAGACAGTTGTGACAAATCAGCCATAAGAACCTCTATTGAAATTGTGGGCGCACAGGCTAGTTATATCGCTTCTTGTAAGAAGAAACAAACTCTAGCAAAGCATTGGATGCTTGTTGCACTGGCCTTCTTGCATCTGCTGCGAGTTGCCCAACCCCTGACCTGAGTTCTTTGAGCTTGCGTTCAGCGGCTTCGATAGTTTGTAAAGTATCTTCGCCTAGCTCTGCAGGGTTTGCTTGTCCTCGCACTAGTGCGCCTACCAACTCTGCCGCCTCATCAAGAGTGCGTTTAAATCCTGCGTTTATAACTTCGCCAGTCTTCTCGCGAGAAGATAATGTTTCTGCGATGGCTGTCATAGTAGTTACCATACCTGCGGTAATAGCTGGTATTTGCTGCAACCCTTTTGCCAGTTCTGGTAACACAGGAAAGTTTAGTTTTTGTGCTGCGTCCAAGTAATCATTAAACTTTACAGCGTCACGTTTTGTTTTAGCATCTGTAATACCTTCAACATTGACAGGAGTTACTGCATTGGACGCTTGAACTATCTCTTCATATGAAGCAGACAGTGGTTCTTGAGCAAGTGTTGGCACAGTCGTAGGTGCTGGAGGAGTCTGATTAACAATCTGATTGTAAGACATTTGATTTGCGCTAACTGCCGCAGGAGTCTCTACTCTACTAGCAGCTCCTCGTGAGCCTTGAACCCTTCTGTTAGGATTATAACTCTCAGGGGGAGCAATAGCTTGAGTAACAGAGCGCATCAGGTTAACCATGTTACGGTCTTGCCCAACTACACTACGCCCCGAGCGCCTTGCTGGGGTGTCAATAGTTTGTTGTTCTGTCTCTAGACTGCTGATAACTTCATCTATTGTTCTCGCTCTAGTGCCACCAGCTCCACCAGCCCTACCTCTGCGCATATTAGTTGTTGATGCAGCAACAGCACTAGGTGTTGGCGCAGGAGGTGTAGTAGGAGTCGGACTGACTGGCGCTTCTTCTCCGCTCATGCGCTGCTCAACATCAGCAACAAGCGCATCAATAGCTTGTTGGTCAAAACCAGAAACATCAAACCCTGCCTGAGTCTGCGATCCTGAAAGAGCGGTTGCGTTTACAGATGGCGGTGTCGCAGTTCCTAAGCCAAGACGCTGACCAATCAAATCATTTTGACGTTGCGTCATTCCCTGAATACTGCGAATACCACCTCGCGGCAGTGTGACCAATGCCCTTTGGATAGCCTCATCATACATTATTTTGTTGTCGTTTAATGCTTGAATGACAGCAGCTTCGCGGAACAAATCTTCTTCTGTAAACATTGGATCGCTTGGCATACCCAAACGCTCTTGAAAAAAACCTTCTGGCGGCTTCTTTAGTTTCTGCACTTCTTTCCATTGCGTAGCTACATCTCTGTTTTCTTCAAGGTACTGCCTTGCTAACTCTTCTTCTCTTTGGGTGAAAGGAGTCATGTTAGCTATTTTAGGATTGTTTGCTGTTAAAGATTTTGTGTACTCGATCTTTAACTCTGCCATTTGTGCAGGGTTAAGTGCGCCAGCCTTGTATGCTTCTATATCTGCAAGAGGCATACCAGCAGCTTCATACAGCTTTGCTTGATTTTCTCTGATTCGCGTTTGTTCTTCTTGGTCTTTTGCAGTGCGTTGTGCAGATTCAAGCTGTAATGTTTCAAGTGCCACACGGCGCTCTCGATCTTCATTGGCCTGCGTCTGCTCTGTTGCAGCCTGACGCAATGCTGCTGCACGGATAGGATCTATCTGCTGTATTGCTTGCGCTGCCTGCATTAAACCTTGAGGGGTAGATGTATCAATCTTGCCAATCTGCTCCTGTAACTTCTCACCAGTAGTTCTAGGATCAATTCCAAGCATAGGCTGTACTGCACGGCGTAGGTTTTCCTGACGCTGTACACCAAGCTGACCTGCTACCTGAGCCAGTGGCGCTGCTGCTCGTGTCAGACCAGTAAGACCTGACGCAAGCCTGTCACCCCTGAGCATACCTTCCTGTAGCATTTTCATTTGACGCTGTTCAGGAGTATCAATGATGTCCGCGAACAGGTTTTGAATGTTTATAGTCATTAGCTAGAGCCTCCACCTGTGTTAACCCAATTGAAAAAGTCATTCCATGTAGTTACATCACCGGAAGGACTAGCGTTTTGTGCTGCTGTGCGATTAGCTAAAGGAGTTAAGGCTGTCGCAGCGTCAGTAATAAACGATAAAGGATTGTTGCTTCCCGAGGAGTTTTTCTGTCCTGCCTGCTCTCCCTTCAGCAAATCAAACAAGCCTTGGAATTGCTGCTGGCGTATGGCATTTGCCAACGCTTCGTAGCCAAGCTGTGCCTCTAGTCCTGATTCTGCTAACTGCGCTCCTAGACCCAGACCAGTAGCCTGTAAAGCGGACTGTATACGCTGTGCCTCAAGTTGCGGCTGCAAGTTTGCAAGTAACTGATTCTGTCCTGCGTAAGCTGTAGGAATAGAAGACAATCCTAGATCGCCTAGCAGTCCTAGTCTTTGACGAGTTTCAGTTAACCCCGCTAAAGTTTGTTCAGAGCCTAACGCTTGTTCTAGTCTTGCTTGCTCTATTGCTCCAAGAGATGCAGCAGCTTTTGCTTCTTCGATTGCTTTTGCTTGAGCTAGTTGCTCTGGCGTTCCACCGTACATAGCTGTGTTTACACCAAGTCTACCTTGCCCTAATAGTCGCTCTTCAAGCTCTAGCTGCTTCCTTGCTTCTTCAGGCTGTTGCACTGCTCGCAAGCGGTTATATAATTCCTGCTCTCTACTAGCCCTTTGGGAAGGGTCTTGAGTAAGCATCCCGATAATATTCTCTTGCTCTTGTCGCCTTGCTTCTGGATCGCCAAGCATACCAAAAGCCTCAGAGCCAAACCCTAGCATTCTAGCTTGCAACGCTTGCTCTGTAGGACTGAGCATTGTAGCCATGCCACCTGCTCCCAAGGTTGCCCTTGAGCCAGTAGGTGTAGTAACAGTGAAGGGCTTAAACTCTACTTGACGACCTATCTCACCTAGCAAACCGCCTTCTGGTACTTGATAGTTCTGACCGTAGATTGCAGTAGTTGCGTCTTGACCCAGCTTGCTAATATCTTCAGCAATTCTACCCTGCGCTAACGCGCCACCAATACCTGATAGAAGATTACCAGTTTGACTTCCGGGTAAACCTTTTAAAAAGTTTCCAATTTCTTCCCACATTAGTAAGTACCTCCATCAATCGTGCCGACTGTGAAAGTACCGCTCACTGTCAGGTTATCTGTTGTTGCTGTGCCAGTAAAAGTAGGTGACGCTGAGTCAGACTTCGTTGCCACTGCCACTTGGATTGCGTCAAATTCAGCTCCGACCTCAGAGCCTTTAACAACCTTGGCAGGGTTGCCGCTAACCAAAGCGTCCTTGGCTGCGAAGTTAGTAAGTTTGGTATAGTTCGACATTAGACTATCCTTCCCATCAGAGCTTGAATGTTAATCTCTTGAAGGGCAATCGAGTTACCCTCAACAGTTGTTTCTACCCCTACGGCTACGACTGTACCCTGACCAGAGGCGTTGATCTTCTTGCGTTTAATCAAAGCAATGGACGATGAATACTCAGCGTCCGTGTTGAATTCTGATATGTTGTACTGCGCTACGTTAGACTGCGGTAGTACATAGGCTTGCTTTCTGTAGTTGCCAGAATAGTCATACGCCCAGTTTAATACCACTGTAGCCTCAGCGCCATCAAAGGTTGTTAGGTTGATCTTCTTCAGGAACTTCAGGTTTGACGTATTGCCAAAGCTCAAGGGGTGACTGAAGTAACTTAATAGATAACCCGTATTGTTATCGGTGTATCCTGTGTACTCACCAATGCCATCTGCTACACCAACGTACAATTTCTCAGTGGATGTTTCCGCGAAGCAGAGTGGATTGATATGCGACCAAGTAGTCGCCCTAAAGCTCCCATCCTGTAGAGGGAAGCGTGTGTCAAAAGCGTAAACAACACCCAATACTGGGAAGTTTAGTAACACAAACGCTTGTCTTGGCGAGTAGTGCATACTGATATTGCCTGTCTCTGCCGCGAAGAGAGACTTAATATCATTGTTGACGTTCTTTGAAATGTCGCCAATAGGAGCTGACTTCTCTTGAATTGTCCTTGACAAACTACGCACACCTGAGTCGTCTAGGAATATCAAGTCCTTACCAGTGGAGACTACCGCATCTCTACCCACACAACCTACGTTCGAGATTGTATCAGATAACGTCATACTCGCAGGGCTGCTTGCCCCCTCGTACACTATGATGGAGTTCCTGCCAAAGATAATCAGAAAGCCATTGTGTGCAGCCATAGCGGTAATAGTGTCGTATCCGTTAGGCCAGACCTGTGTAATATTAATCGAGCCTGTAGAGCCACCTGACCATCCAGAGCCGTTGAGTAGGTCTGACCAGTAGATAGTAGACTTGTCACCATCAAAGTCTGCCACCCATAATCGACCAAATGCAGCAATAGCTACATGACCTTCTGGCGGTGTGCCTGTCGCATGAGCATGATTAGACATTGCCTCTAATGCACCCGCATGATCCGAGTAAACCAAAGGCTCATATCCTCGTTGGAAGATGTACATATGATCGTTAAACGGTACGAATTTCCAGTTGTTAGCTGTGATGGTATATAAGGCAGGCGTTTCATCTACCATCGTGGTAGTGCCTGAGAATATCTTATTGTTACCTGCCGACAGGAAAGTAACATCACCATCTGCGGCAACGTACTCACCCATAGATTCTATGCCATCTGACGAACCAAGAAGATCGTTACCGTTTAGCAAGGTATAACCCTTCCTTGCGGCAATTCGTCCTTCCTTATCAATCACACAGTTATCCGCAACGGCAGAGAAACTTGCGTCCTGTGCCAACGGTGCATCTTGGGTGTTAATACCCGCAAATCCCGGAGCGGTAATAGTGATACTTTGAAGTTGTTGTGCCATCTATACCACCATAAAAGTAGTTTCATCAGGGTAACGGTTAGCGTCTATAGCTATCGCATCAGACAAAGCAGTGGACGCAATAGCAAACTGCTCTGCTGCTGACTGACCGCCTGTCTCACCACGCTCCCGTAGAGCCATTGCAAATGCCATCTGAACCACAGGGTTGTGTGGCACTTTGATCTTGGTTGCGTCAGCACTGATTAGTCCTTGTGGTTTGGACATATCAAACCGCAGGTTATATATACCGTCAGGCTGTGGATATACCTTGACCTTTAAATCGTCATTAGCATCCACACCAGTGATAGTATAAGTGGATGGTGAGCCATTGGTTACGTCTTGGTTGTAGTAGACGTTGTTAAAGAATGACTTTGTTTCGAGCCTCATCATCCTGTTGGCTGAATCGTTAATGACATCCTTGAGGACTGCTTCCTGACCAGAGCCAGTTAAAGAATACTCTGACGTACCAGAGACTGTATTGACTAGGATTGTGTCGCGAAGGGCAGACCAGTTCCAAGAGTTCTCTACAATTCTCTTTGCGTCATTAACAAAGTCTCCGATCAGTGCGGAGTAGTCAGACTCTAACGCTGTGTTAGCTTGGTCTTCACGCAATCGCCGAAGGACACTATTGATTGCTTCTAGGTATGTCATCGTCTGCCTCCTGCGGCACGAAGGAATTGTTCAAACATTCCCTGTTCTACGTTCTCCAATTTAGTAAACTTAGTTGGAAATAAGATTGATTCTGTTAAAGGTGTTTCATTAATGACTCGACTAAACAAGCCTATCATTCCGTCCTTGCCATCTTTTCCATCAGTACCGTCACGACCATCTTGCCCATCCCTGCCGTCAGTACCGTCTCTACCGTCAGTACCGTCAGTACCGTCAGTGCCGTTAATTACTGTCGTTTTTGTACCGTTGTTATTAATCAGTCCATCAACAATTTGTCTTGATCCTACAGTGCTTGTAATAACTTTTGTGCTTCCATCCCAAGCGCCACTACCTGTTCCTGTAGTACCTGTTCCTGTAGTACCTGTTCCTGTAGTACCTGTGGTTGTAGTACCTGTGGTTGTAGTGCCAGTAATGTTTTGATTATTAGTAGCATCAGTGCTTGCAGTGTTAGCATTCTGGTTATTAGCACCTGTGATAATAATATTTAATCCAGATCCATTTGATCCTGTTTCATCTGTTGTATCATCTGTAGTTTTTGTGCTTCCATCACCGGAATGCTCAACAACAGGTTGACCAGTAACAGGGTCAGTCATAATTGCTACACTAGCACCTGTTTTTTCTTGAGTAGGATCAAAACCACCTACTGTATTAGCGTCTATTGTTTTCCCTGTATATACTCTATTTCCTGCAAAATCATAAGGAACGTAATGAAACACATTGTTTTCTGCATCATATATATATTCGTAACTACCAACGATTCTATCGTCTGTAACAATGTCTCCTACTTTATATTCAGCAGAAGATTCGTTTTCTAAATCTTGAATAGTTTGATCCACACTCCCTGTTAAATCTGAGTCTGCTGCTACAGTACTATCTAGTGAAGCGTTAGCTCCTGATGCTGTATCTGTGTTTTGAGACGCTGATGATGATTGAGCCGCTGCCATATCTTCATCACTAAGCATTTGATTAGAGCCGATAGTAAGATTAATTAATCCTGCTGTTACGTTAGTCGGATCGTTTAATACATCAACAACTGACTGACCTTTAATTTGATTGTATGCAGCTTGAATCTCAGCGGCAGGAATTCCTGTTTGAGCAGCAACATCATCAATTGTGACTAGATTCTGATCTAACAATCCAACAACATAATCAACTTCGTTTTGGCTTATACCGTCCGCTACTTGCACTGATCGTAAAGCATCTTCAGTGCTAAATGGAACGACATCCGGAACTTTGTTTAATGACAAAAATCCATCTTCAATTGCAGAAATAACACGATCCGTGTATTGTTCATTCTCAATCATAGCAAGCTCTGGGCTTGCACCTTTTTGAGCAAGTCCACCAAGAAAACCGCCTAGACCGCCAAAATCCTGTCGAATTACATTGTCACCCATTACACAATACCTTTATCAAAGTTTGTGGGTTTAGCTCCTGATTGCATTGCTGCTTTTACGCCTGAAGAAACATACAAGCCATTGTCTGTAACTCCTCCAGACCAACCGTTTTTTCCAAAAAGAAAAACACAAACTTTGTTACGAATATCTACAGGTAATTTATTAAGCATCCAAGCCTGATCTTTCTCGGATGCGTTATAAAATCGTTTAAGTTCTTCTTTAATGTTATTCATTACTCGTCTTCATCTACTAGCAGGTTATAAGATAGTGCAGACTTATATGTCTCCATCAATCCTATTAAAATGATAGGGCTTACCCCTAGTTCTATTTGGCCTTCTACCCAAGTGCCAAGCTGTTCCATTGCGTCTTCTATCAAGCGTTCTGTTTTGTTGTCTGGAAACTCTACGATCATGGGCATACGTCCGGTAACAGTATTCCTGTGGTTGCTAATACAACTGTCCTACCCGCTCTGCGGATGTAGGTGACAGGTGCGGTACAATAAATCTTAAAGTCCTCCACCAATCCCTTAGTAATGTCACCACGATCATACCCGTCTGAGAGGTTGTCGGTTATGGCGCAGCTCTGCAATACTAAGGTGCATATCATTAACCATCTTGTCATAACTTTTCATCGAGTGATCTGAGATTGAGTCGCCTAAACCGAAGTCATTACTTACATAACCCTTGGGAGGATTGAAGAAGACCTGCCCCCAGTTATCAAAGTATACTAGATCCTGATTTGAGTCAGGCTCGTATCCAAACTTCGGTATTCTAGTTACAACGTCACTACCTGAAACGTAAGAGATTTGCACATCGTGGTTCATCTTCTTCTTAGAACCGCGAAAGAAAACCCTTGGCTTGCCAAAGGTAATCAATGTTAAATCTGTAAAGTCTCTACACGCCCATGCTGATAGTTCAGCTAATGCACCGCCAAGAGAATGACCAGTAATCAAGGTCTTCTTGTTTGGGTCTAGCAACCGTCTGATTCTTTTCCATACAGACTTGTGTGCTAGTGCAAACCCACCATGCGTCCACCGTTTGTTGTAGTACGCAGGGACAGCGGAAAGATTAAACAGCCAATCGCCAATAGAGTTAGTGCCGCGAAAGACAACGTAGTTACACTCAGGTGTTAACTTCACATACGCAACGGTAGAGGTTAGCTTGTTCTCTATCTTGAACGCGCCAACCATGTCGTCCTTGTAAGCGTCTAGTGACAGCTTAGATGCTATCTTCTGCATTATCTACGCACTCTATTTGGATTGTGTTAGGTGCTACGACTTCTGCTATTGCTTCACGATTAGCTAGTCTTTGAGTAGGAGACAGCTCGCAGTATCTATCTACGGCAGTTCCCACAACTTCTAACTGTGAACATGACATCAAGAATACAACAGGTAGTATCAATAGGTATTTCATAATCACTCCATAAAGTTAAAGAACGCCGCAATAGCCGCAGCAATTAGTATCCAAACAATCCTTTCTGTAGCCATAGATGTCGCAATGCTTTCTGCCATTGCGTCCATCTTCTGTTCCATACTATCTACTTGAGCCTCAATCTTAGACTGACGGTTGAAGACCGTAACTAATCTTTCTTCTACTCGTGCCAAAGAGATAATCGCCTCCTGCAATGAGTCAATCTTTCTTTCTACTCTTGAGAGTCGGTCTTCCATACTACACCTATAGCGTCAGGTCAGGAGCTTTGCGAGAGGCTCTGATTTGATAAACGTGTCTAATAGCTTCACCGCCATCTTTGTGGAATGTAATCTGGTTCATCACACTTGACGCACCGTACCCAGCTCCTGAATGCCAAGAGTCGGGAGGAGACAACGTCCCCATCGCTTCCACGAAACACCCATTAGATGTCTCGATGGAGTTCTGATGATGGATATGTCCGACAATCCACTTCCTATACACTGTGCTTGACCACTGCTCAGGTAGCATCTTCGGTAGGATTGCTCCTAGCTTCTCTGCCTTAACCTTGTCACCGTGGTGTACAGCTATAAGGTTCTTGCCAAACTGTAGCGTATGGAAAAAACCGTGAGGGTCTAAGATAGTTACCCTTTTCTCTTGTGTGTAATAAAACTTTAGTATCAACGCAAGAGCAATTGCTGTATCTGAGTCATGGTTACCACGAGCCATGATTACAGTGACGTTCTTGTGCTTGGATAGCATCTTGTCTATCGCGAAGATAAACGTCTGTGCTGCTGTCTCTAGCACCACTTCGATTCTTGTATCTACGTCTAATTTTGTCCCGGAAAAAGTAGTACCATTTGATCCATTAGCATGGATAAAATCACCGACATTAATTAACAATGAATGCTCGCAAGGAGTAGATAAGTCTACTAAATAATCTATAGCGTCAAGCATATCTGCCGAGGCTATCTTTGTATCGTAGTCTCTTTCCTTTGTCTCTCTTGCGTCAGCCCTCATGCCGAAGTGTGCATCACCTATTGCAATAGTAGGTAGTAAGTCTTCAGCAAACTTCTTAGTCTTTGGTTTAGCCTTCGGCTTGTACTGCGGAAGACCTTGAGTAAGACCGTCAACAAAACCTTGCAGAGCTTTGTCTCGCTGTGCCTCGGTTATTGTCCTTCTGGTCTTCAACCAAGCCTTGTTACCTTCATCGTCCTGAGTGTAGATAGACCGACCAATGACTATCTCACCTTCAGGAACGTGACGAGTCGCATCCCAGTTGTCAGAATATCCAGAAGCAGCAGCAAAGTTTTTAACAGCAGAGACATGATGTCGTAATGTAGAAGTTGTAATACCTAAACGATGCGCTGCATTAGCACTATTGCGTCCGCAGTTTTCCCATACGTCCAGTATTTCTCTCTGACGTTCTGTTTTAGCGTAATCTACTAGACTCAAACTATCACTCCTACTACTGCCATAACGCAAGCAAAAAGAATTGTACCAATAAACGCAAATCCAATACCGTCAATGATTAAGCGTTTTCGTGCAGCTCTAGCTCTTGCTGCGTCTAACCTTTGCTTACGGATTGTTGCTCTAGTTCTGAGCATTTCAACGTAAACATCTTGCCCAACAGTGTAGATGATAATCTCTCGAAGCTGACGCTCCATCTGTTGAGTCTTCTGTTTTGCCATTGTTATCTGTAGTGCTGCATTCTCTACAGACCCTTTCGCAAATAACTTAGACATCGCTGAGGCATTCTCAATACCCGCCTCTGCTTCTAGTATTTTATCCTTCGCGTCAAAGAAAGCACCAAACT